ATCCGAACTGCAAGGAATTACTGCCGACAAAAGATAAGGAGCCGGCTTTGAATCGTAATGACGAACGGGAAGGCAATCAATATGATTGGTTCTACGCAAGGCTTATATGGTACGAGTTCTGGTTTGAATGGGCGCTGATGAACTGCAGGAAGCCGACAATCGCAAACAGCTGACCAACGGCATTTCTGAAAACAGAATAATTAATAGTTGGGATAATTAAGGGGTCTAAAGGACTCCTTTCATTATGTGCTGAAATGCTTTGATATAAAGGGTCTTAAGTATAAAAAAGAATCAGAATTAACTTGCTTTTCTGTGCATTCAGAGTGATTAATGTACTAAGGGGAAACCCAAATAAGTACAGGAGGGATTCAATATGGACCGTAAAGAAATGATAAGGCTGCTTGAGGCTCACAGCGGAACAAAAGCTAAATATATGGGAGCGCCAAGCTTCGACTACCAGATTGAAATCAGAGGCGAAACCTACAGGATAGCAAAAGACGGTGTAATGAAAGACGGAGTTGGAAACGAGGTTGATTTTGAAGCGGTACTCCAGCTGACTGTTGAAGAGATGCCGGAGGATAACTTAATTACAGGAGAAAGCCAAGAGACGGTTTTGGTGGAAATATCGGTACCGATGGAAGGCCACACAGGACAAACACTCCGCAACATTGTGAACATGGTATACAGTAAGCAGGAGCATCTTAAAAAGGCTTTTGGAATTGAAACAGATATTGTAAGCGCAGAATTTGTAGAGGCAGTAAATGCTGAGGATGTTAAAACACTGGAGCAGTTCAAGGAATTTGCTGAAAGGATTGGCACTGGCAAATGCCCTGGTATAAGCTTTGATTTTGAAGAAGACACAATAGTTTTCAAGTTTGGAATACGATCAGAAGAAACTGAAAAGGTGGATGCAGCCACAAAGCTGGTATCTCTTTTGAATAAAAGTGCAAAGGAGCAAAAGCATACTTCCTTCAAACCTTCTGCCGAAGACAATATGAAATTTACCATGAGAGTTTGGTTGATAAGGCTTGGTTTTGTAGGTGATGAATATAAGGATGCGCGGAAGACTCTGTTGAAGCCACTTGAAGGAAACAGTGCATTCCGTAAAGGTAAGGGTGCAAGGGAGTGTATTGGGGCATGAACAGGGCTTAAAAGGATATAAATGACAACTATATGGCTATAACGCCCTATATAGTTGTCCCCGTATTATTAAAAAGGGAGATAAGGCTTTTGTAGCAACATGGGGCAATATACGCAAGAACAAAGGCAAAGGTGTTGCAGGCTGACTTCAAATCCTGTATTGATAAGGCTTTGAGGTTTAAACACTTTTGAAAAAAGTGTCTTTAAAAGCGCAGAATTGACTTGCTTTCCTGTGCGTTCAGAGTGATTAATGTACTAAGGTGATAACCCAATAAGTACAGGAGGTGCTTTAGATGAGAACAATTTCAAAGGAGCTGCTTGATTTACTCCGCAAAAAATATCCCTCGGGAACACGGGTTGAACTTGTCAGCATGAACGATCCATACACAAAACTGCCAAAGGGTGCAACGGGAACGGTAATATCAGTGGATGATATGGGAACCATCCACGTGAGCTGGGATTGTGGCTCAAGCCTTGGGATTGCATACGGAGAAGATAGGTGCAGACCCGTATAGGGCTGAAAAATGCAACAGACAAAGCCTGCCGGAAAGAAAGGGATTGCATGACTGCTTCCCTTTCTTTCCTGTGTTCAAATAAAGATTGACATGCGCTCGTCTTCCTGTTTATTCAGTGATTAATGTGCCAAGGGTTAAACAAAAGAACAGGAAGAAGCTGATTTTTTATGTAGGAAGCATTAAAAAATTTGACAAGAAGGGTACGGAAGGAATAATCAGGGTAGAAACAAGGGATATAGATTTACGCTTCATTCGGGTATTTGGGGATATATTGTAATGGGTGAGGAGAAAGGATATAAAAAACCAGTCATACAGCACAAGGAAGCTTCGATGCGGGCTTCTTTTTTTTGGCGCCATTTTTCATGTGGGGGGAGGTGGTGAAGATGGCAACCAGGGGCAGAAAGCCAAAACCTACAAATATGAAACTGCTGGAGGGAAATCCAGGGAAAAAGCCGCTGAATACGAGTGAACCAAAGCCCGAGAAAAAAGCGCCCAAATGTCCGGCATGGCTTGAAGATGAAGCAAAGAAAGAATGGAAGAGGATGTCTAAACAGCTTGAGGTAATGGGTGTGCTGACACAGGTGGATGCAACTGCGTTTGCAGGGTACTGCCAGGCATATGCAAGGTGGAAGGAAGCAGAGGAGTTTATTTCAAAGCACGGTACCATCTTTAAAACACCTGCAGGATATATACAACAGGTGCCGCAGGTTTCCATTGCACAAACCTACCTCAAAATCATGAAGGATTTCTGTTCCGAGTTTGGTCTAACTCCTTCAAGCCGATCGAGGATATATGTCGGTTCTGATACTGAGCCTGACGATCCTATGGAGAAGCTCCTTAAGAAGGCTGGTGGGAAATAGTGTTTGATGAAGAAAAAGCTAAGATTGCAGTTGAGTTTATTGAAAATTTAAAGCACACCAAGGGCATCTGGCACGGAGTTCCCTTTACACTGCTCCCATGGCAGAGAAAGATTACAGAGGACTTGTTCGGGACTGTAAAGGATAACGGTTACAGGCAGTATAATACGGCATATATAGAAATTCCGAAGAAAAATGGAAAGCAGCTTGCACTGGATACTCCAGTGCCGACACCGGACGGCTGGACTACCATGGGAAAGATAAAGCCGGGAGACAGGGTTTTTGATGAAAGAGGCATGACATGTAATGTTGTGGCAGTAAGTGAAACTGATGATACAGAGCAGGCATACGAGGTTGTGTTTGGAGACGCCTCGGTTATTACTGCAGGGGAGCGCCACTTGTGGCAGGTGGATGTAATCAATAACGGACGGCGACGGAAGCTTCTGACAACAGGAGAAATGTTCAGGAAACAAACATTTAAGCGTTCGAACTACCGAATCGGTATATCAGACGCTTTTTTTCTGCCAGAAAAGCAGTTGCCAATTGACCCTTATCTCTTTGGCTACTGGCTTGGGAACGGACATTCGACAAAGCCTGAGATAACAGTAAGGCGATGCGATGTGCCGAGGATAAAAGAGCTTGTAAGGTATGAAATTACAGGCCACAGGCAGCAAGAGGGGGAAAGCGACATACTGGTAATCCCGGAACTCAAAAAAATACTTGCGGCAAGCTTCAGGGATAAGAGGATTTCATTAGAATACCTAAGAGCTTCAGAAAAGCAACGTTTGTCTTTACTACAAGGACTTATGGATTCAGATGGGTGTGTTTCAAAGGTGAAAGGTCAGGCAGTGTATGTGACAATACTTCCTGAACTTTGTAGTGATATCAGGGAACTGCTCTGGACACTTGGTATAAAGAATTCCATGACTGCTGTTCCTTCCACAAGGTATGGAATTGAAACAGGCGAGACCTGTTATGTCATAAGGTTTACCGCCTTTGATGATATGAAGGTATCAGCACTTGAGAGAAAATCAGAACGGAGGGTTTCAAGGAACACGAACACAAGGTCGCATTTCCATTATATTAAAGAAATACGTCCTGCACCAAAAACACCTATGCGGTGTATTCAGGTGAATAGTCCTTCCGGGCTGTATCTTGCAGGGAGGTCTATGGTTCCCACCCATAACAGTGAATTAGCTGCAGCCATAGCACTTCTTTTAACCTGTGCAGACAATGAATGGGGCGGAGAGGTATACGGTTGTGCATCAGACCGCCAGCAGGCTTCTATTGTTTTTGACGTTGCAGTAGATATGGTGGAGCAATGCCCGTCTTTAAGAAAACGGATAAAGCCGGTGCTCTCGACAAAGCGCCTGGTATATTACCCTTTGGGAAGTTTCTATCAGGTACTGTCAGCTGAAGCTTATACCAAGCATGGATTGAACGTCCACGGGGTGGTCTTTGATGAACTCCATGCCCAGCCAAACAGGGAGTTGTTCGATGTAATGACCAAGGGCTCAGGAGACGCAAGGATGCAGCCCCTTTTCTTTTTGATTACAACCGCTGGGAATGACCGCAACAGTATTTGCTGGGAGATTCACCAGAAGGCAGAGGATATCTTAAAGGGAAAGAAAATCGACTCAACCTTCTATCCCGTTATTTATGGGATATCGGATGACGACGACTGGAGCGATGAGGCAAATTGGCATAAGGCAAACCCTTCACTGGGACACACCTTTGATATTGAAAAGGTTAGGGATGCATTTAATAGTGCCAAGGACAATCCGGCAGAGGAAAACATATTCAGACAGCTTCGCTTGAACCAGTGGGTAAAGCAGTCCATCCGATGGATGCCTATGGATGTATGGGATAAATGCTCCTTTGCATTTAACCCTGATGAGCTTAAGGGCAAACAATGCTACGGGGGTCTAGACCTTTCCAGTACAACAGATATTACGGCTTTTGTGCTGGTATTCCCGCCGGAGGATGAAGAGGACAAATATAAAATCCTTCCCTTCTTCTGGATACCTGAAGAAAACTTGAAGCTTCGGGTAAGGCGTGATCATGTGCCTTATGATATATGGGAGCAGAAGGGCTTTCTGAAAACTACAGAAGGAAACGTGTTACATTATGGTTTTATTGAAGCTTTCATTGAGGAGATCAACACCAGGTACAACATAAAAGAAATAGCCTTTGACCGCTGGGGTGCGGTGCAAATGACACAGAACCTTGAGGGAATGGGTTTTACTGTGATTCCATTCGGCCAGGGTTTTAAGGATATGAGCCCGCCTACAAAGGAACTTATGAAGCTTGTCCTTGAAGGCAGGCTTGCACATGCAGGAAACCCTGTCCTTAAGTGGATGATGGACAATATTTTTATCAAGACCGACCCTGCCGGAAACATAAAGCCGGATAAGGAAAAATCGACAGAGAAGATAGACGGTGCTGTTGCACTTATCATGGCCCTTGACCGTGCACTGAGGAACGGAAATGGTCAAATCGGAGAAAGTGTGTATAACCAGAGAGGAATTTTAATTTTGTAACGGGAGGTATGGCAGATGAATAAGACCTACGCAGTTTTTTCAAGCAGGGACTCTCCAATGTTCTTTGAT